CTTGTTTGAATAACATCTAGCTCACCTATTTGAAATTGTAGTGCTACAGGAAAATCTATTCTAGGCATTTCTAGTATTTTCCAATCTATTGGATAAGCCACTTTACCTAAGCAAATATGTAAATCTGTTTGAGGTCTCTCACCAGTAGTAGCAATCCACGTATCACCTTTCATAATCTGAAAGTTATTGGGAATATTGCAGTAATAAGAAAAGTAAACATTATCAAAATAAGCTAACTGTTCTTTACAACTAGTTCTAAACTTTTCTATGTCTTCTATCTCTATATATACTTTAATCTCTGTACCGTTTCTTTCTGTTGTCGGAGCTTCACCAATAATATCTAATCTAGGCCCATTCTCACCTTTTCTTAACATATAGCTGTATTCTATACTGTTATATCTAGTGCGAATAAAAACTATATCAGCATAACTCAAACCACTCTTAGAACCCATACCGAACGCACCTATCATCGTATTACTTGATTCTTTAGTAGATTTCAAGTAATTAACAAATACATCTTTAATTCTGCTAGGAGATAGACCTACACCGAAATCTTCAGTTGCCCAATACCAACCTGTATCATCTCTCTCAATAGTAACAATAACAGCATCATCATTAAATATTTCTACTGATTGTTTTAGAGCTTCAAGCTCTTCGATTGGAGCAGTTTGATAGATAGAATATTCATTTTTAATTTCTTCTATCGAATGCTCTTTAATAAATTTAGCCTCTGCGTGGCTATCAAAACTATTACTAACATACTCTCTTACAACAGCACCAATAGGATTCTTGTAAGGGTTTTGAAGCATGTCCCAAAGTTTATGCATATCATTTTTGCTAATAGTAGCATCATAACCATCAAAAGAAGCATTTGCACTAAAATCAATTTGTTTCTTTGTTTCTAATTTCATATTTCATTAATTAATTGGTTTAAAATTTGAACAGCTTGTTCTTGTCCTTTTGCTTTTACTAAGTCACTGAAATCTGTGACTTTAGGTAGTTCAGGTACAAAAAAATGAGGAACCCCATACCTTTGTGTAAAACCTAAAGAAAGTTTTTTACCTGCTTCGTCATTGTCAAACAGACAAATTACTTTTTTAAATCTAGATTTATACTCATCCATTACGGAATCCTTCATCATTACACTCTCTGATTGTAATCCTACTGCTGGTATTCCTACAGCATCGTGTAAAGCCATTACATCTTTTAGGGACTTGGTTATTATCAGTAAATCTCCTACTATAGGAAGCTGAGTATAACCTTGATGCACAGTGTAATTAGCATTATTAATCCATTTTTTATTCTTTACTTCGTAAGGTTGATAGATTTTATAGCTAGTGTTACCGTCCTTTTCCTCTACATATACATAAGCGTAATTATGAGTCTTTACAGCGGTATTGTTGTAAAACACATAGCATATAGGATGCACATTAAACTTCTTTAGTGTGCTTTTCTTTATACCAAAACTAGACCAATATATCTTATCTCTTATTTCCCACGGACGTAACTTAACTCCTAAATCTACACGTTCTTTCTGTACTATTTTAGTATAACTTGCAGCAGTTTTGGTAGCTTGTACATTTAGATTAGTAATGTTCATATCGTAAGCTATTTTCCACAATGCTTCATAATAACCTAAATTAAACATCTTCATCACTAATACTACAAAATCACCGCTATCACCTGTTGCAAAGTCTTTAAACATTAGCACACTTCTCTCGACTCTATGAAAGTATAAAGCAAAAGAAGGAATATTATCTTCTCTTAAAGGACTATGAAAAACTCCTAAAGAATCTACTTTCTCTCCTAAATAATGACTATAGATTTGTTCTTGAGATGTATAATCTAATATATCATCTCTACTAATCAACTCATTAAACATTATAGAGTTTAAATCTAATTTTTCCATAAGCTAAGACCTAAAATTATTTACTCTTACTAACTATACTATTGAAATATAGTTAAAAATAAAAAACCGCAAAGTTAATACTCTGCGGTTTCTTATTATTTATTTTCTTACCACTCGTCTCCTTCAAGAATAGAGTTAGCTTTTGCTAAAGCTGTTGGTTCAGCTTTTACATTATCTTTTACAGGACGCTCAATAGCATCTACTTTAGGAGATACTTTCAACACTGTTTCTTCAACTGGTACTTCCATATTCTCGATGAAAGGAACCCAAGAACGTGGTTGAATATACTCTTTAGTACTAGTCAAAGTACCGTAGGTAGCAAATACTCTGTAAGTAGTAGCTGGGTTTGCTGTAATACCATCACGAATTACTTTCATTGATTGGTCTAACAACTGCTCAGGTGTAGTAGCATTTACAGGAATCTGAAATCCTTTACCATAGATAGCGTGGATAACATGCTTCATTGCTGTACCTTGTTTCTTTACTAACTCTTCAACAGTAGCATAAGCAGTAGCTTCTTTAACATACCAATAAGAACTAGAAACCTCTGCTCCATTAGCATCTTTAAAAGTTAATTTGTAGTCAGGAGCATTTTCTTTATCTTCTGCTTTCTTTTTAGAGATATTAATAGTTACATTTTCTACTAATCCTGCTTTTCCGTCATTAAAAATAGCACTCACTTCTTTTGCGTCAAACGCATTGTCATTTAAATTATACATACTTATTTATTTATTTATTTGATTTTAATTATTAATTGTTTTGTTTTTTTTACCACTCTTCTCCATGTTCGTCTGTATCAACAATTTCTTCTTCAACTATAGAATCTTCTACGAAATCATTACTATAAGAATCAATTTGTTCTTCTAATACTTCTTCGTCACTTACTTCTCCTAAATCTGTAGTATGAAATTCAATAACAGGGTTTTCTTCATACATAGCTTGATTAGATTCTACATTATCAGTAACAATGTTATTAGTAGCAGTGTCTAATTCTTGTAAATAAAGAGTAAAATAGTTATTTGTAGCTGCTAAATCAAAGTTGTTTTCTGCTTCGATATTTAAATTAAAATGTTTAGCAATAAACTCAAACCATTCTTTGTTACTTACAGTACAAGTTTTAGTTAATTGTAAACTTTTATCTGTTGTTGACTTACGAACAGCAATAACATTGTTAACTTTATCAAAACCAAAAGAGATTTTATCTTCTCCTACGATTTCTAAAGCTGTTTGAGCTGCTTTGTTAAATACAAACTTACGACCACCGCCTACTTTTTCTACTGCACACATTGTTAATACTGGAGTTAAGAATCTTTCTTCTTTTCTTACTCTTTGTTTTGGGAGCTCTCCCCACATTAAATCTTCCATTTTTGATTTGTTTTTATTAATTAATTAATTGTTTTTAAATTCCGTAATACTCTCTAATTGCTTGATTTACTACTACTAAGTCGTTTTCAACAGTATTAGTTTCAAACATTTCTAAAGGAGTTTTACAAGTATCACTACCTGATGATACAGTTCTAAATACGTGCTTGTTCTCTTTACCTGGAATCTTAGTAATTTCTGCGTATAACACAATAGTACTAAAAGACTCTGGTACAAATTTCTCTAACATCTTCGTTTACATCATAACTTTCATTATGAACCCGACTATATCTTCATTTACGATAATTTCCAAATAAATCCTTTATATTTACCTGTAGTTTTTATGGCATTGCTAAAAGTTCCACTATTATAATTTTTATTAAAAAAATAGGCTACATCTTTTAAAGATTCCCATTCTTTAATAAAATTATTTTTTAAATCATACTGTTTGACTTTTTTTCTTGTTTTATGTAATTTTTTATAAGGCTCTATTTTAATTTTGTCTGAACTATAATATTTCCACATACTATTTTTACATAAATCACATCTACCATTTAAAACATTCCATATAGAAGCAGGTAATACATTATAAAAAGCAGCTGCTTTTCTAGTACTATCCCAAATTTTAATTAAATTACCTTCTAAATCGTATTGACAAACTTTTTTTTCATTATGTGCTATATCTAATAATTGTACCTTATTTACTAAAGGTTGTATATTATAGCCTATGTTTCTGTCCGTACAATTTAAAGAAGTAATTAAATCTTGTTCTTTTTTTAATATTTGATTTTTATCTGTAGATACAAATAAAATTTCAAATTTAATATTATCAACAGTGTATTTATTAAAAGCACTTTGCAAATGTTTATTACAATGTTTATTGCTTTTTAACATTTGTAAATGTCTTCTAAATCTATTATAAAAACCTTTACTACTAGATTTTTTTGATTCTGTTGATATTGTAGAACCTATATAAAACTTTTTACTTCCAATAAAATAAATTTTATATACTCCAATAGAGTATAATAAATCTATTTGGTTATTATTAAATCTTTCTAATATTTTATTCATACTCAAAAATACTAAAAAAATTTGTAAATGTCCCCCGTTTCCCAAAAAATATTTCTATTTTAAAGTACTCTCTTTCGAGATAGTCTGTGAACCTTCCTCATTTTAAAAAGGCTTGGCTGCTGATTGTCCATTCGACATCTTAATAATTTTTAACATTCACGCTCACTTTTTAAAGTCACGTTGTAGTTTATTAAGCTTTAGGATATTCCAGCAATTAAAGGGATTTAAACAGAGCAAAATTACTAACCCTGTACAGCAATACGCTCTGAACCAAATCCTAATTCGTCGTGATGAGTTTCAGGATGAGCAAATAGATACACAATAACATCATCTCTCATACTATCATTAATAAAATTAATTAGATCGTACTGAGCTGAAGCCATTTTAGACCATTTGTCAAAACCTTTCTCTGCTCTAAAACTAGGATTCATAATAGCATCAGTCATTATGCGTGACCAAGTGTCTATTACAATAGTTTTAACGTTAGGTAGATTGTTAGCTTTTTGCAATGTAGCAATAACTATACTTACGTCTGAAGTCTTACGATAGTTACGTTTTTCTTCATTGTATTTTAAGTTAAACTGCTTAAAAGGTAAAGCCTTTTGGTCTGTGTTAATGATAACTGTTTCTTCAGGATTTAAGTTCCTTAACGAGGTAGATTTACCCATACCTGATTTACCAACCAGGAATACTAATTGTGCCATTTTTACTAAATTATTTGATTGTTATTAGTTATAAATATAAGAATATTTGCTCTAATTAGAAAATATTTAGCCATTAAATTTGCTTAAAATTTACGTCAATTTCCGTATTGTTTGGCTTATTTTTACTAGAGCAATAATACTATATACTTTTAATTTCTTCTTTTACTTCTTCTTCTTTTTTCTTTCTTTTCTTATAATCTTCTCCTTGTAAATGCGGATGCATCTCTTGCACTTTTCTGCTAGCTCTACCTATTGAATCTAAATAAGGTATTGTTCTGCTTTCCATTGCTTTTAAAGCATCTTTAAAAGACATATTAACATCAAACCCTATAGCTAATAAATAGTGGTAATACAAACGTTCATTACTATCTCTTAACTCAGGATGATGGGTTAATTTATCTTTTACCCAATCAAGCTTCTCCTTTATCATAATGCACAACTGTTATTAATAAATGTTCTTGCATATCGAGCAACTGTTTAATGATAGCCCAATCACCTGCACCTATTCCTGCACCTATTTGAGGCACTGCTAGTTCTATATAACTATCTGATTTGAGGGCTTCTATAGACAACTTTCTCAAACAAGCTTTTAAGGCACTGTATTCAAAATTACTACCTGGTTTTAACTGTGTGTAAAAATTTAATACAGTTCCGTATTCAGTCTGTGCTACAGAGTAATCTCCTAGTCTATACAAAGGAGGTAAAGGAAATTCTTTATCTGTTTGTGGTACTTCAGGAAAGTTCTCAGCAAGTTGTAATGCTATACCAGCTCCCATCGTATTTAAACAATTGGCTCCGTGAGCTATTAAGGCAAACTCTCTGTTTTTAAACATTTCAATTAAGTCACCTTTTACTTCTTTTACTATTGGCATATTACTTATTATTTAATTGTTTTTTATAATATTCATCAATTTTTACAAGTTCTTCAGGTTTCCCTTTTAACTCGCTTATAGGAGGTAATTGATAATAACCACCGTACTCGCCTACAAATAAGAAACTTACTAGTAGATTCCTTTTACCATCACGATTTTTTAAGATTTTTACTAATCTATAACGGTCTTTAAACTTAGTTATATCGTAACCTAAACAATTGTCAACACCGACATAAAAAGGACTTTCTATACCCATTACTGTATTAGCATCTTCTGCTAGGTTACCAGTGTCCTTAATGTCCTGTAACTCAGGCATCCAACCCTCTTCTACTTGTCTATGCTTTTGGTTCTTATCCCTATTAATCTGCGATACTACTATTGGACTAAAGTTGCACATATTTCTAAAGAATACTAAATGTTTAGAAGCCATATCTATAGCCTCTTTTTTACTAGTAAAATCTTTATAATTGATGTGGCCGATATGGTCAATGATTATTAGAGTTATTAAACCTGGATTGTTAGGAGTATAACTTAGAATATTACCTTCATCATCTCTAAAGAAAGTACCTCTTTTTTCAGCATAGGTTACCAAATCTCTAAACAATGACTTAGGACTAAGAGCTGTTTTAAATCTAATATACTTTTCTTGTATCTCATTCATCCTTTGCTCATAGCTTAGTAACAACTGTTTAACAATAGGTCTAATTTGTTTATTACCCTTTGATTTAATCTCATTAGTATCACTAAGAATACCGTGTTCTTTCCAAAGCAAACTAACAATATGTTTAGCAATTTGGTCTTCTGGTGGAATCTCTAGTGAATAGTAAATTATCTCTAAATCGTGAATATAGTTAGGATTCTTTTGTAAGAAACTTATAGCACCGTAAACATAAGTAGAATCTAAAAAAGCAGATTTACCTATTGATGTTGGAGCAAATATAAGGTCGTACCTTCTTTGTTGAATGTTTTGAATATGATCGCTTAAAGTAGTAAAGCCTTCAAAAGGAATACCTGTGTTTAAGCCTCTTTCGCCACGTTCAATTTCTTCTTTTAATCTGTCCCAATACTTAACTTTTGCCATTATTTTATTTTTACTTATTAATACTACATAGCAAGGTCAGAGATAATTGTAAAATATTCATCGTACCAATTGTTAAATCTTTCTTGAATCTCATCCTTGTATATTAAACAATCGGGATTATCTTTTACGTACATCTCATCTTCATTGTTACATATATCTCCAGATTCATACAAAGTTCTATTGTGAGCTAACTCACTAGCTAGCTCTACAATATTAACTAATACGTCCATACTAATCTTTTAATAAATCTTCACAAGCACCTATAAATAAGTCTAGCTCATTTTGAGGAGAATCTCCTTCTTCAATGTTTTCTAACATTAAATCTAAATAATCGTGCACCTCCTCAGCTACTATAGGATGTTTGTTTACAAAATCTTTAGCAAACTTTCTTGCTTCTTCTATTTCACTCATTCTTTATGTTTTAAGTTCATACTATTTGCTATTATACTAATACTATCAAAAATTTGTTGATTAACATATTCATTACTAAATGTTTTATCTAATACTTCCATAGCTTCTTCGTCTGTACAATCATAATTTTGTTGTACATCTTCAATATGCCAAGGTTTTTCTACATAATAACCTTCTATTGTTAATGTTTCTATTGCTTTTTCTATCTCATTCATAGTTTTTAAATTGTATCGGTATTCCAATCTTGTTCTTCTTTTCCACTGTCTTGAATAAATACTTCCCACTGTTCCCACATACTATTATTCATTACTGTTTCCATATTAGGCAGAAATTCTAGCTTACCTGCCTGTTTCTGCTTTGCAACAAAACACTCTAAAGCTCTAACAGCTGTTTCGTGAGCTTCTTTAGTTCTCACTCTAGCCAAATACTTCTTTTCGTGTTTTTGTGCAACTTGAGCACTATCTCCCGAGGCTCTAAGAATCCTAGAGCCTACTTTTATAGGATACTTTGCATAGAACTCCCAAAAATTAATTTGGTCTGCTCTAATATCAAGTAGTTTTTCTACATGTTTATTGCTTAGAATAGTCTCTGTAAAAAGAGTTTGCTCACTAAGTATATAGTCTGTATTGATTAAACTATTTCTTATCTCTAAGGCTCCTTTTTTAGTAAAAATAGCTGCTATATCATCAAAGTTTTTATAGTACATTAAGTATAGCAAAACAAGTTGATTAGGAGTAAGACTACTTCGTTTAAGTGTTGTTAGGTCTATTTTTATTTCCATCTCTATACAATTAAATGTGTTTGATACTTTATTTTACTAGGAGCAAATCCTTGTAGAGCAGACTTCAACCATACTTCATCTTGAGTATTTTGTAAATACACCACATATATTGTAGCTTTCTTTCCTCCTTCCATATTCATAGCCCTCATTGCTTGCTGAATAGCCATATTCTCGTCACTTTTAAGCTGATTAAATATTGCTACTTTTAAGTTAGGCAGGGTAACACCCATACTAAC